AACATACTTTTGTGCAGTAGTTAAATAAAAAGAGAGCATGGAATCATCCATCCCCTCTTCAAAGTGTATATGACTTTTAAATTTATCGATTAAATCATCCATATTAAGCACCTGGCTTAATTTCACCAACTTCATAACGGTAAACAGCTGGTTCAAATGGTGAATAAACTAATTGACCATCTAATAGGTTATAGATTTGGAAACCAACTTTATTTGTACCACTAAACTTCTCAATTAATTTTTGTAATTCCATTGCTCCAATAACATCTTGAATGTGGAAAGCTTTGAAATCACCAAAATAGAATACTGGTTTAGTTGGATCAGTTGCACTTGCTTCGTCTGTAAAGTCTAATTTATGACCAAGTAATGTGTAACCTACACCATCTTTCGCTTCATGCAATAAAGGACGTCCAGTTGTATCAGTCATTCCTTCTAAAACCGTTAAGGCTGCACGGTTCACAATCCACATTGATTTCTTTAAAACTTCCGTAACAGGTTGCCCTTTTAATTTAACTAATTGTTGGTATAACTTTTGAGAATAACCTGTTGCATTAATATCAATCGTTTCTGATTCATAGTATTTAACAGCTTTTTTCGCTAATGCACCAGGGTTTTCATTGTCCTTGTCATCACCATTAAACATATAGTTTGTTTCTTTGCGTACATAAGCCTTTTTCAGCTCGTCCACAACGATTTGTTCAATTGGTGCACCTGTCATCTTAAGAAGTTTCTTAGTTACAGTAGCAAGCGCATCAAATTCTGCTGGACTTAATAGAATTTCATCGAATTCAATTGCTGTTTCTGTAATTTCATCAGATGCACCGCGTTCTTTTTTACGTACGTTTGCATCAGCTTTCTTCACAAGTACAGGATATTTTACATCACCTGCTGTTCTTACAACTGTTCCGTATTTACGTAATAAGTTCTCTTCTTGAGCATACGTAATAATTTCACTCGCAATGACTTCTGGAATAGTTACTGATCCATTACCAGCTTCAATACCAAGTGAGCGTGCTTCGGCTTCAGAGATTTTACCAACCACAAAGTTTGCAAATGCTGAGCGAATTTCTTTTTCTTTATTTTTAGTAGATTTATGACCACGAGTAGAAAGACCCGTTGCAATAGCTGTCATTGCTGCATTTCGTTGTTCTGGATTTACATTTGAACGACTTTCACCAGAACCGCCTTCGTCACCTTCTGTCCCTTCACTACCTTCACCACTAGAACCTTCGTCACCCTCATTAGATCCTTCTTCGTCTCCTTCATTACCAGAACCATCTTCTTCAAGATTTGCTAATTGATCTGCAACTTCTTGTAATTGCTTATTAATTTCATCAATCTCTTCCTGAATGGTTGTTAAATCTTCAGCACGTAATTCTGGACTCTTAATTTTTGTACGTAATTCTGTTAATCTTTCTTTATTTCGTTTTTGTAGTGCTAATAATAATTGTTTGTTCATTTTATTTTCCCTCCAAAAGTTGATTTATTTGTTTAATCATTTTCATTCGTTGTTCTACTTCTTTACCGATCTCTTTACCACGTACTAATGATGCTTCAGTATCATCATAAGCTGGTATAGAAACAACTGATATTTCATAAAGCTCTACTTCTTTAATCGTCCTTAATGCTGGTTCAACATTATAATCCCAGTTTTCTTCTGTTATCCAAAATCCAAAAGAACATTGATTAATATCACCCCTGGACATACTTTCTGCTAAATCACGACCAACAGATGTATTAGGTAATTCAATTTCAAATTTCAACCCTCTTTCATCCTCTTCAAGTCGTAATGTACCGCTTTTTGTTCTACCAAGAACGTTATCCCAATTATGATTAAATAACGCCCTAATATCTCCATTCTCAGAAAGAGAACGAGCAAATGCCCCTGGTTCAATAACTTCATCAAACCAACCACCAATAGACGTTTTTGAATTAAAAACAGCTGCATAACCAGTTATGATAGAAGGTGTTTCTTCTGTAGCATCCCTGGTATTTAATTTGGTGATGTCAAATGTCCTTGTTTCCTTTGTCTTTGCCATTTCCATCACCTCCCTTCAATGAATCGTCTGTAGCATTTTTCTGACCTATTTCAGTCAAGTCATTTGAAATATAAATAGCTTGTGATTCAGGTGTATTTTGTTTAGGGAATCCCAGCATATCTGCAACATTATCTGGTGATGTAATCCCAGTACGTACAATGTTGTAACCGATATTTGTTTTTGTGCTATAAGTAACAAAATCAAGGATATTAATCTTGAATTTAATGCGTTTGTCTGAATTTTTGTCGAAAAAAAGAAGACTCAAATGGTCTTCAAAGTTTTTCATTATTGGTCTAACTGCTTTGTTATGCAAATACATCATTGCTTTCTCAAGGTCTTCCTTGATTAAAGCTGTGTATGTATCCACATTTATACCCAGGAATTTACCTAAATCCTTTTTATATACATTTAGATATGCTAAAGTCTTTTCATCGTCTAATGGACTTTTAAGCGTGTCTATTGAATACCCTTTTCCAAGAGGAATCATTTTAACAGACCTTGATTCATCAATTGATTCTAATTGATCTAAAATCTTTTTGATTAATTTAGACTGTGCTCCATTTTGTGGATTTATATGAGCATCCAATTTCAATATAAATGCTAATAATCCACCTTTTTTATACTTATCGGTTAAGGTTTTTTCAGCTGACATCACACCTTCCAGTGTATCTTTACCTAATTCAAGAATACCTTTCCCTTTTAAGTGATCTGCACCAATATTTTTCACATGACGAATCATAAATGATGGAATTTCTTCTCCATTCACTTTAAAATGTTCTATTAACCTATCATCTAGTTCTGTATAAACATTAGATGCCAGATGTAATTGATCTCCATCCAGCACCGGAAAGGCTTCACCTTGGAGTAAATAAGTGTTTGTCATTAATTTAATGAATTCCGATTGTGTTAAATAGTTGTTTGGATTCTTCAAAACTTTAAGAGCCAAGTCATTCTTAAGTTCCTTGCCCTCTTTATCTTCCACAACTATTTCAGATAACATCATTTGATTACTAATATCCTGTAATAACTCATAAACATCAGAGGATTCCAAGATATTATCGTCACTTACATATCTACCACCATAACGAATGGCATTATTAAAAATATCTTCAAACCAGCCACGTTTTTCAGCTTGTCGATACAAATAATTTGAAAACCGATCTCGTAAACCCAATTTTTCACCGCCTTTCTATCTATAAATATCATCTAAATATTCATCGTAATCTTCATCTGGAATAGCATCTTCCATCATATTCAATGTTTCTTTATGTCCAATTAACATAGCCACAAATCCATCAATATGTTCAGGCGATTTACGTTTGGATGGTGTTTTTAAATTGTTGATATTAGTAATTACTTTTGCATTACTCGCACAATAAATTAATAATTGATTATCAGTTATTACTCGATCTTGAAGCAATAATATTTCAAAATCATCAAGTGGCTCATTCATATGTGTTGGATATTGCGGTACCTCCACACATGGGATACCGAGCATTTCCCATTTTTCAACGAGCTTTTCAGCAAGTGCTGGATCATAATTGATTTGTCGTAAATCAAAATTCTCAAATACCCATTCTACATATTCGTTTACCATCTCTTCATCAACTGTTTTACCAGGGCAAATAATCGCAAACCCATGTTCAGCAAACGCACGATATGGAACATTTCGTTGCTGTTCTTTATCTTCAATTCCAAACTCCGGAATAAAATACATTTGCTTAACTTTTAGAATCGCTTTTCCTTCTTCATCATAAGTTGGAATGTTTATCGATACACAAGTTAAATCGGTACGTCTCGATAAATCCACACCAACAACGCAAGTTAATCCTTCGACATCTCCCAAATCATCCACAAGCATTTTATCCAATTGGTCTTTATCAAAATACGTTTCAGCATAGTTAACAAATACATCTAAATGCTTTGATAAGAATTCCGCCTTATTAAAACTATTATTTTGGGCTTCTTTAAAAGCATTTTCAAGAAACTCCATGTTAACTGATACATCCATGTTTGGATTGACCATTCGCCAAACATCACGGTCTTCCCAATCAAACTTTTTATTCGGCTCATAGATCATCATGAACCAAGAATCATCTTTATCCTTATCCAAAACTTCTTTTGCATAAGTATAAATTTGAGTTCCAAGCGAGCCGGTATTCTTCCCTGCTGTGGAAGTGATGATGTTGAGTGGTTCTTCTTGGGCAATTTGTGCTGAACGTAAGTTATCGTATTGCTCACGATCCATTTGAGCATGGACTTCATCAAAATAATTGATATACGGGTTTTTACCTTCGTTACCAGCGTTATCTTTTGTAAGAACCTTGATTACATTTGCATATTTAATATCGTCTTCCACAAATGTGTATTTAATTGACTTAATCGTATCTTCCTTACCTTTATAGATACGCGTATCTGGACGTAAATCAGGACTATTTTCAATTGTTAAAGCAATTGGTCCAGCTGCATTTTGACATTGTTCAAAAGTATTAGCGGAAATATAACAATCTGCGCCTTTTACACCTTCACCGTACATCGCATAAATAACAGGTGAACCGCCCATGATTGTTTTTCCGTTTTTCTTCGGAACCTGCAAATAAGCAGTACGAATAACACGCACCGCTTTACCATCTTCATTATATTTTTGCCATCCATAGATGTTAGCAAAGTAAAATTTTTGCCAGGACTCTAAAATTAACGGCTGCCCTGCCCATTTTCCTTTTGCATGTTTTAAGAATGTTTCTGTGAAATAAATCATCGCATTTGCTTTTTCAACATCGAACCAAATATCTTTTCGTTTCTTCCATTTCTTATATCGTTTGATTGCTAATTTAATAGAATCAGAATATAAGTGCGGGGCTGCATCTACTTCAGAAACGAATATATCTGCATAATTTGTTTCAAAATCAATCATCGGCTTTTCATCTTCCTAAATTGCACTAATTTGTTGTTATCAGTGGGTTTATCGTCCTCTTCCTGCTTTTCACCTTTTCCAAGAAGAACCCCACTATTTTTAAGTAAATCCTTGTTCTTTCCATCCAGTCCTAATTGCCCCAAATATTTCGCTTTTTGCTTCGACCAAACTTCAACTTGTTGAGCTAATGGATGCTTTGATTCTTTTACATCACCATTTACATTCTTTGTTTTTTGGACTGTTGGAAAGTTTAAATTCTTCCACAATCCATATTTGACGCTGTATATCTCAACTGCATCAAGATAAACTTCAATCAATGGGTCAAGCGCTGGTGAATAAGTTCCGGCTTCAACCAAAACATCCATAATACGCTGCGCTTCGATTTCTTTTTTCTTTTCAGCTTCAATTACGACCTTCGATTTTCTGGCCATTCCTTACATCACCACCTAAAAAAACGAAATTTTTTTCAAAAAACCATTTTGAGGCGCGCGTTTGCACCCCCACTCCCTATCCCCCCAGATGAGCAAAATTTATTTTTTTGATAGGGGGGCTTTATAATTTCCAGTCAAACTTTTTCTTTTTCTTATAATTCTTATCGTATTTCTCATTACTTTCTTTTTCTAAGATTGGATGACATTTATCACAAGATGTCGCAACATTATTAGGATCTAACTTCAATGAAGGATCTATTTGAATTGGAACAATATGATGATGATGTGCTTGCTTACCAAACACGAACCTTCCACATCGTTGACACAATCCTTTATCTCTTTGATAACAGAATGACTTTAAATCTTCCCATGCTTTCGTACGATAGAATGATTTGTTCTTTGAATAAACAACTGTCTTCTTTCGTTTACGTCTATGATTCGGACAATATCGTCCTTTATCAATTAATGTCTTGCATCCTTGTTCAGCACAATACTTCATGATAGTAACTTAATGATGTCTTCTTTCCTTTTAACATCAGCTGGTATCTCAACATTAATCGATGCAGCATGTTCACGTAATTCTTTCACTGTCATATCCTCTAATTCAGTTACTTTAACATCAATCACTTTATCGTCAGCAAATTTAGCAATCATACTCTTAGGATTTGCAGTTACTTTGAATCCTGGTTCTTCACCTGTAGGAACAAATAAACTTCGCTTTTCTTCATTATCCCAATACTCAGTACCTGATATTGTTTTTCTAATTTCAGTAATCATTACTATCTCACTCCTCTTAATCTTGATTTATCAATTACCCATGTCTTACCGATCTTCTTTGCTACAATCTTTCCAGTAGCACATAGATTTTTAATATGACCAGGCGATACTTTGAGAATAGATGCAGCTTCATGTACACCGATTACATTATGAAAGGATGTATTCATTCCCTCACCCCTTATCAATCTAATTCCTGTACTTCCTTTGCTTTAAGGACTTGAATCATAATTACCAAACAAACCATAAATCCTGTTCCACATCCAAGAAAGTAACTAAACCAACTCATCTCATCACTTCCTTATCCAAAATAAAAGCACCCATGTTGGATGCTTTGTTATCTATATACTATTCTTTTCTTTGTCTCCTAAAGTTAGTTATCATTTAAGAATTACTGTTGGTCTCTTCAGAAGAATGTTATCATCATGGATATTCACAACTTTGAATTCCCCCAGAATTGGCTTCTCGTTATCAAATTGAATATATCCTATCGCTCCGTTATATTGAAAATTTTTAAAAGGTTGTTTAAACCCATTACTGTATTGACTAATTGTTATCTCATTACCGTTTGTATTAAACATCCCACTCTCATTATACTCTACTCCATCTATAACTAACTTTGAAAAATGATTCAAGTAAGTGCACCTCCTTCTCAACACTTACATTTCGACAAAACCTAACAATATCCTTTTTCACATAATAAAAAGAGCAACCATGCATCAGTTGCCCTTTCGTCAAAATCTTATGTTATTACTATAATTCATTTTTTCAATAGTTTCTGTACACCTTGTATGCCCTACATAAATGTGACATTAGAACTCCTCTACAAACTTAATGATCTTTCTTATCTCAGCGTGCTTACGTCTGATATAACCTGGACTATAATGTAAGTGATAAGCAATATCTTCTAATGTCATACCGTCCATATATTTCATTTTTAGTATTCGGTTATCTAATCCTGTAAACTTATCAATCAAATACTTTAAATCATACATTTCATTCATCTTATGTGCTAACTCATATTCAATGGCTTCAATACGATTTTCTACCTTAGCACCTTCTGACTCAGCAGTTAAACGTACTTCTCGCAAATCACCACTGATCCAGCGTTTCAATTCAGCTTTTGTTTTATCTAAGTTGTATTCTAAATAAGTGATTTCTTCTTCTAATTTCTGATAGTCTTTCAGCCAGTCAAAAATGATGATTCACCTACCTTTTTATTTATTTTTCTATATTCACATTGTAAAATTATAGATAAAATGGAAAGGGGATTTTAAAATGGAAAATCCAGCACTTAAATTACATGTCCTTTTGAGACAAGCCCGTCATTATTGTACTAACAATAATGGTAATCATACTCCCTTTAGAAATACTTGGTCTACAGTATTCCAAGTTGATGCAGAAGATATTTCATCTCTAATAAATTCAATGCATTCAATGCTTTCTCTTGTTGCAAGCACCAGAGAATATATCGAGAAAAATGAAAAGTTATATAATGAAAAAAATTTAAATTTTTTAAACCGAATTGAAAGCGCTCTTTCTCCAATGAACTTTGAAGGTAATATGAATCACTTCCTAAACTATATCGATAACGAAACATTGACTGCATTATCTTACATGGGTGACAATATGAATTTCGTATACGATTTTCAAGAAGATCCAATTGACGAAGAAGAAATTAATAATTTAATTGATGAAATTAACAATTTAATAGACAGCATCACATACTCTACTCTTCCTGAGGATGTTAAATCGTTATTATTTAACAACTTAAATTCAATAAGAACATCCTTATTTAACTATAGAATCTCTGGTATTGAAGGTATGAAAACAGCCTTAGGACAAACCATTGGTTCATTGTTCATAAATAATGAAGCTATTTCACCTGTAGTAGAAGATGAAAATGTCAAAGGTGTCTTTAAGATTGTTGATAGAATGAATTCAATTTTATCAATTGGTGTTGCAGCTAAAGATTTAATCGGTCCAGTAGTTGGTTTTTTACTTAACAAATAGTCATATTGATAAGGGAAACGGTATCTATCGTTTCCCTGTATATAAAAATGGATGATATAAAATGCATCTGTTTCATCCATTAGACAATCAATCTCATAAAACACGTTTATTTTCCTTTCTAAGACGTTTTATCATTTATACGACCAAATGTATTAAGAAAGAAAAACACATTAGTTTTTTCTCAATCTGAAAAGCCATTTTTTCATCAGATTGAAATTTAGTAACGCTTTTGGATTAGTATTCACATTCCGGTAAATGAATTAGATATTCTTCTTCATCTTCAAAACACTCTAAGCATTTTTCGCAATGGTACATATAACTCACCTACTTTTCTACAAAATTCAAATTGTATTAATATCCTGAGCCGAAACCCAGGACAAATACTTATTCCGCAACACTTTCATCATCAACAATCTTTAATTGACCAGGAGCAACTTCCGTTGTTCCATCTGGATTAACGTTGTACTCAACACCTTCATGCGGTTCTTCATAGAATTCATCAATCGACATTTGAGAAGGTTCAAGAATGATAGAAACATTTTCCCCAGCGAATGGATAAAGTTTATTGATTTTATCTTTTGTATCACCTTTTACATTGAATTTAAGAACCGTTTTCTTGCTATCACGTTGAATAGATACGAATTCAGCACCGATTGGTTCAACATCACTTTTCTCCACAGTTAAATGAACAATAGTACCTGGCATTTTTAACAACTCATCAGCATGTGGTAATTCATCACTTAGTACATGGAACATTAAAACTTCTTTTTTATCGTCCTTTTGCATTTTCTTGAATAAAACGTTCAATTTTATATTGGTCATGTCTCCCGACTCCTTTTGTATTAGATTGATATTAGAACTAAAGTTTTTCTGTTATTTCTGTACATTTCTAGCCTTAGAAAGTCTTTCAGCCGCTTTCTGTCTTTGTTCTTCTGTCATAACTCTTAAATTTTTCATTGTTACTTGTTTTTCTTGAAGAACACCTTTTACAGCCGTCGGCCTTCCATCCTCTTCCTCTAAGGTTTGTAACTCACATAAATTAGCTAGTTTTCTTATGTGTTTAGGAACAGTAGAGTAAACGTTCCACTCACCTGTACTATTATCGAAAACCAGTGTAGTTTCTTGCTCTTCACGAGAATATGTCATATTAAAAAGCTCCTGTTTTCAAGTAGTGTTTTGCATGGTAATAAAGGACATGATATATCCAATTACCAACAAACTTTTTATCTAAAAAGACAATTTCAAAGTCATATTTCACTTTAAAAGTATTAAGCCTACCGAGTAATGCTTTTGGGTTGTATCTTGATTGATAATCACCTGTAAGTATTTTTTCGTAACCACGCGGATCTTCCACAATTAAAGTGAATGGAATATCTTTTGAACGAATTAACTCATTTTCAAATCTTGTTTGCGTATCTTTTTGTAGGTTACTTGTAATTTCATCAATACTTGCTTTTCTTTCTATCCGACGATCTAAATAGATATCTCGTGGTATTCCAAGTTCTTCATTTTTGGGAATCATACAACCATAATCACCTGTATCTAACTTTTGAATCTTTACCGGTATATCCTTTTGAATTAAGTAATCACGAATATGTTGGTTCTGTTGTTCTCTTGTATCAATCACGATTGTGAGTGTTTTAAGAATTTTATTTATTTCTGTATCTGTGTAATGAAAACGAATCATTTTGATTCCTCCAGTAACTTTGGGTTTTCATAGATATTTCCGATTACTTCAGCCCAGTGTCTCATTCTGTGAAGGTACCAACCGCCACAACATAATTCCATTAACTCGTTATATCCAACCTCATAATTTCCATCTATATCAATTGAACCTTGGAATGGATGACCACTAATTTGTACAATATCCCCTTCATAAATCGGAACATTTTTCTTGTCTTTTAATCCTGTGTATTGCATTAAGATGATATTACCTTGCTTGTACTCATATAATGGATCATGGAATGATTCAACATCATATTCCATCATGTTTTCCATTAATCCATCTAATGCCCAATCTCTTAAAACCCAAGCTCTAAATTTAATTTCTCTCATCTTCAAGCCCCTTTCCTTGCATATAAAACCGCCCGTTCATATATCTTTCTAGCCATTGCATTCGATTCATCATTTTCAAATTGGCGATAATCCTCATACATATCTGTCCAACCGTTCTTAGCAAGAACAACCGTCCAGTCATAGAACATTTGTAATGAATCAGTATCAGCAAGCAACCATTCATTTAATTTTTGATTATGCTGCCATCCGCAAAACTGATTAACAATCTTCAAGATAGTAACCTTCTCATTGCTTGCATCCTTCCAAGATTTAAACCAATCATAAATGGCTTGATAATTTTGTTCGGCAGCCTTCATAACTTCCGCTGGAATTAAATTTTGTTTTTTTATCGCAACTTGATTATCTTTTTCATCAAGATAGATATTTGCACCTGATTTCCAAATCACACTTAAAATTAATAGTACTTTCATTTTTCGAAGAAACTCCCTTCGGGTTATTAAAAAATAAAAAAGTTATTTAAAAACCCTCAAATGTTACTAAAGATTTTCTTTAATAACCCAACTGAGCCTTACAGCCCCAAGGGATTCAGCAAAAAGGGTTACTTTTGTTATCAATGTTTGGGTATTACTGCTCCTAATATATATATTTATATTTTTTATTTTTTTATTTATATAAAATCCCAATAACAAAAATAACAAAACAACTATAAGATATAACTCAAACCATTGATATTACTGCATTTAGGTAGGGTTATTAAAAATCATAAAGGGTTATTTAAATAACAAAAAGGTTACTGAGTGACCTTAAATTTGCTATTTTCATGGTTTTCAGTAACACCTTTAGTAACAGGCTTACGCTCATTTAAGGTAATTCCTGTAAGAAACGTTCTATTTTTAGAACCCTTCATTTTTCCAAATCCTTTCGTTTCTAACATTCGATAGAAGGATCTATTTCCTAAGGTTCTTTCACCTGATTTAAAGCACCAATTGTCATAAACGTTATATAATTCTTTTGCTTCAATCTTAATCGCTTCATTTTCAGGCTCGTCTATATAACAAACCTCATCAAGGAATGGGGCTAAAATATCCATATCCTCTTTGTATTGCCCTGTTGCTTCTGCTACGACCTTCGGTTCTTTCAATCTTCCCTGCTGCCACTTCATGCAACCCTCAATCGCCCAATTCAAGATACCTGGCATTTCTAAAGATAGCTTTTCAGGTAATCGTTTATCACGCTTATGAGCTGGTAAATTAAGATTAAATGGTATTAACTTAACACGTCTCCAAATCCCTTCATCAAGACCGCCAATAACTGGTTTATGGTTAGTCGTGAAGAATACTTTAAATTCTGGAATAAACTCGAAATATTCTTGTCTCAAGAATCGTGCTAATACTGGTTCGCCACCTGTAATTTGTTTAACAAATGACTCAGAAAGCTTTTCTCCTTCTTCACTTTCAATCGCACTTACAAACCGCGCTCCAACAAGTCGAGCGATATCATTATTGGCTCCTGTATCTTTTTTCTTAATGAATGTATCTGCCTTTGCTTGTTTACCATATTCACCAAGTAAATCTTTGATGGTATTAATAAATGTTGATTTACCATTCGATCCACCACCGACTAAGAACATCATAATTTGCTCTGAAATATCACCCGTTAGACTATATCCAATAAGCCTTTGCATATAATTCACAAGTTCTTTATCACCTAAGAATATTTGATCTAAGAACGCTAACCATGTTGGGCATTTCGCATTTTCATCAAATGCAATATTGGTGATTTTGGTTAAACCAATTTCTCTATCATGCTGCTGTAGCTTTCCAGTTTTTAAATCAACAATGCCATTTTCAACATTGAACAAATATTTATGTCTATCAAAGTCCTCACGTTCTCCTGGTACTAACGGCATTAAATCTTTAATGCTATTCATTCGGATATTTCTGCGCTCACACATCCGTGCCCATTTCATTTCAGATTCGTCTTCTGACTTATAGAGACTGCGAAGTACTTTTGCTGTAATTCTTTCAATCTCTTTCTTAGTGTCTAATTTCCACCGTTTTCCGTCCCATATAAACCAACCAATGTCGCTAACATATTTGATTACATGACCATATTCATATGCGATACGTTCAGCATTTCCAAGCTCTGTTAAACGGAATTTCTTTTTTTGCTTGTCCTCCACAACCTCTTCTGCATTTCCATTATGGAAATCAAAAGAGAATTCTTCGAATTGCTGTTTGTTGTCTAAAATAGTTGTGGAAGTTGATGAAATAGCGGTTGCTATCGTTCTTTCGCCATAAGTTTCATTCGTGTCTCTGAAATGAATAACATCCCATTTGTCACGCATAAGACTTGTTTCACGAAACATCGAATCCATTCGAGTTGCCGATTTTCCTGTCCAAAATGCAAGATGATTACATAAAGCAAGATCACTTGCCGAATGATCATCATTGATTAAGCTGCCATTGTATAATGAACGAATTTCATCACCGTTCTTACTGCGAAACATTCTTTCCCATAAAGCATCATTTGAAATTTTAATTTCGTCTTTCTCAAATTCTGCTAAATTTACACGCCCTTGAATGTCGCTATCATCAAAATACTTTTCGAACACTTCAGCTAGTTCATCCGTACGTTCATATACATCATTAGAATTTTCACGATTTCCAGTGAAAGTGAAAAATCGACCGTATGAGTAAATTTCCAAACCATGTTTAGTATTTTTCCGTCCAGTACCTAAAACAGATTGTGGAAGATTCCCTTTGATAATGATGTGAATCCCTTTCCCTGATGGAGAAAACTCTGTATAGCTGTCTAAGGTATCAATAATTTCCGTAGCAAAAGCATTTGTTTTTTCATCTACAACACACTTATCAATATCAATTCCGATATAGTTATCCTGCCTACTAAACACAAACCCTATGCCGTCATAGTCACCTTCTAAATAGAATTTGACTGCTGTTGCAAATGTCGACCAGGTACGTCTATTGTTTGCCTGTGCCATTTCTCCATCTACTTGATACGGCACTTTTGTTGGCTTATTATTTCGTTTTTCAAACCTCCACAAAATCCATTGAGGAAGGGCTTTTAATTCAGCAGGAATTTCATTAAAATTGTATGGATTTTCTTTCATTGCGCCCTCCAATTAACTTTTTAGGGTATAAAAAAGAGAAGTCGGTAAAACCAACCTCTCTATTTAGTTATTATCAAAATGGCAAATCACTATCACCAACAATAATTGGCTCACCAACTTGTGTTGGTGAATTCACTTTAGATTTATCGAAGAATTTTGCTTTAGGATATATTTTAGTTTTATCCTTTTTATCCGCTTGATGTTTAACAGTAATCAATAATGACTTATTAAAAAGTTGTTTAGCCATTTCCTCTGCACTGTTAAATGTAGTGTCATGAGGGAATGCACAAGCTCCAAGTAAGCTATTAATTTTTTTAATGTTGTTTTCCTTAAATTCCGGATTGTCATTATGGAAATAGAATGTGTTATATCGAATTTTCTCTCCTTGGTGATTTTGTGGAACATCTGAACGAATTTCGAAATCTAAATCTAATGTTGGATGACCTTGAAAATATTTCGCTGTTGCGTTAATAATAGTCGCTTCATATTTACCTTCTGCTACTAACTCAAAACCTTTGCTTACGTTTGTTTCATCAAATTTAAAGAATGACATTATTTATTTCCCCCTTGTTTTTCTGGTACATAACCAATTTTAAAAATATCTTCATGAGCACAAGCCTTACGATTATCCAGTTGATTCTTTGCAAAAATGTAAGGTGAAGGCTCTAGAATAAACCCATAATTTTTTGTTTCTTCATTGATAACTGATTTCGCAACCACTTGGCATAGACCCATAAAGTTGTTTAAAATCTTGATTCGAATATCTGGATAAGCACGATTGACAGATTGACCACTAGGTAATTCCCACTTGTCAGTGATTTCCCATGCTGTAAACACAACACGCTTTCCTAACGTTTGGATAAATCGAATACTATCTATTATGAAAAAATCAATTTGCTGGTAATTTGCTTGTGAAGGAACACGATTGTTATTCCCTTCGCGACCTAAGTTTGCAAGCATGGATCTAGTTAACTCTGAAATGTTATCGAAAAAAATCGTATCGTATTTTGATAAGTCAGATGTGGATAAATCTTTCATGAGTGTATTCCAATTCGTCCAAGCTTCATAAGTATCAAATTGAACAATATCAATATTCGAGTTACCTGATAATGGAGCTTGTGTTTTATCGATTGGAATATAAAGTGTCTTACCTTCTAAATAGTTCGCTGTAGATGTTTTACGCATACCAGGATTACCATAAATTAAATATGTTGAGTTATCCGTTGTAATACTAGAAGCATTTGTGATTTCCATTTAATTCACCCTTTCGCCATGCTTTTCAGAACAAAAATTGAACCTTCGAGGTCAAAGATTTTACTTTCAGTATTCCGAATGTTTTGTTCAACGATAGGTTTCTTTTCTATTAACCTTTCTAAATTCCGTTGATATTCGCTTAGCCTTCTTTGCTCTACTTCTAGTGACTTTTCTAATTCCTCAATACCAGCATTCAAAATGGAATCACTTCCTTCTGCTGAATGAGCTCATATATTTCCATAAGATCCTGTAACCCATGTTCATAAGCGACAATCATTAATGAAGCATGTGGATCATCACTGTGTTTATACCGTTCTATTAAATTCATTATGATCTGCATTTTAGATTCAATTTTTCCTTGCAACATCCAGTCTTGCAAGTTCATATCACTCACCTGCCACTCTCTTTGTGGAATGCGACTCTACATATTGTAGGATACATTCTGTTTCATCGTGTATGTGATCACCGTCAATATCTCGGTATTCTTCACCGAAATAGATTTCTTTACCACAACTTCGACAATGATCCATAACGTTATTTATCGCTGAATCATGAGAATTCCCTATAATCATTGTATTTTCAATTATGATAAATCCCTCCCACATGGTTGTCCTTCAAGAATCCAACCTATGCAATCATCATGACAATTGGGACAAGATCTGTGTGGGTTATGTTTATTTAACGCTTTATTAGCAATTTCTTTTAATCGTTTTCCTGATGTATCATCATGTTGTGCTGTTATTTCCATCAATGACTTTTCATAATCAACCTTTTGATTAGTAAGTTCTTCTATTTTGTGAAACATAGCTAAAATTAAGCCATCTCCAGCAAGTGAACGCCATTTTTCACCGTGTCGAAGTGCATGGAGACTACCACCTTCGTTTAATTCATTCACAACGGTGTACTTTCCGTCATACAAATTAATTCTTTTCATTGCTGTTCCCCCACCACTTCATAATCCACAGTTTTTCTAACGAATACACCGCCATATTGGAAAGATAATTCCTTCGCTGTATCGTAATCAAATTCCGTAGCATCATTTATATTTTTAGAGAAGTTTGCAATAAACACACCATTAGAGACAAACAGTTTCCCTACCATTACCAAATATGAAGTTTTCACTTCAAATTGCTCATTCATTTAAGACGCTCCTTTACACAAATAAATTTCATGCTATAATGACTTTGAATTTTGTTTTTCTAAATCACCTGTTGGCGCAGGTGGTTTTTTTATACAGCTCGAAAGCATTCAACGTTTTGTTCCGCAATTAAGTAATTCGTTAGATTCCCTTCAAGTACGGCATCCTGTCCAAACATAAAATACTTATCATCTTGCTTAATTTCGCAACCATAGAAATCTTCAATTGGATGATCAGACTCCTTAATAGTTTGCTTTTCAGCAATGTCTTCCACAAATAATGCATCGATACTACTAACTCCAATATGTAATGGAACCTTTCCAGTAGCACCTTCCCATTCAATTGTTGATAAAAATCCAAAGTTATTTTTAAATGTTTTAAATTGTGCTGCCGTAAAACTAACCTTTGCGCCTGATTTAAAAACCAATGTTACTTCTTTCAATTAACTCACCTCTAATCTACTATTCTGGTATAATCTTCCTTGAAAGGAGGTTTAACCAATGAAACTAAATCAAGACTGTGTAAGAGATCTTCTTCTTGAATTAGAAGAGAAGCTTACTATTAATGATTATTTTGTATTACCACATTTCAACAATCTAGATACTGTCTCAAAGCATGGATTTGATGACACATTCTATAGTTTTAAAAAACTAGTTGAAGCTAATTACCTGAACGGAAGCTGTAAATATGGAAGTAACGAATTAATTAATTTATCAATTGATTCTATATCATGGGACGGTCATCAGTTCTTAGATACCATTCGTGACAATGCAATTTGGTCAAAGACTAAGACTGCCGCAAGTTCGCTATCCAGTGTATCTATTTCCATCATGTCAGCATTAGCAACAAGTTATTTAAAACAACAATTTGGTTTATAAATTAATTAATTTATAATCGGTTCTTTGCATTGAATTCATCCATGAATTTATTAAATGCATAAAAAAAGTGTGTGAATTTATCTGGAGAGTAGTCATTGCTATCAAACACTAAGGCCAGTGTTAAATGGCTCTCTCCTTTTCCTTTTAAATTTCTGATATCAAACGATGTTGGATTTTTAATCTCATAAGTTTCAATTGAGATATGTACATACCTATCTTTGTTTACTTCCGGAACATGGTACTCCAATTAACTCACCTCCCTTCGAGTTGAAACCTTACGGTTCATTTCACTTAACTTACGTTTTCTTCTCATCTCAACTACAAATAATTGCGTTGGATTATTTCGAACCTCAGCACATTGTTTTACAACCTCATGTGCTTTCATTAATTTGCTTGCTGATAAAACACCATTCATGATTTATCACCTCTTTTCTTTTCTGATTCTTTATCTTTACGAGCAGCCAATATACGAGGTACCGATGTTTTCATAAAAAACTCTGCCATTTTTAATGCTGTTTCTTCGCTTGGCGGATTATCCAATATTGTGCGTTTCACTTTCTACTACCTCCACCCCTAAAACTTCATGTTTCATGAAGTTTGTTGGTAAAAAAATTTCTCCGATCTCCGCACCGAAATATTGAGCGATTAAGAACATTTCATTGGCTTTAAATTGAGTAACACTATGTTCTTTGTTTATGTATGTTCTTTTATCAATGCCCAATAATTCAGCCATATCTTTTTGAGTCAACCTTTTACTCATACGAAAAGATATTAATTTATCTTGCAACTTTGTTCACCTCCTTGCTAACGTACTTCATGATACATGAAAAAATGACAAGTTTCAACAATTATTTTCATGTTTTATGAAATTTATTGTTTAAAACTTCATGAAATGTGGTATAATGTATTTAGAGAGGTGGTGAAACTTCATGAAACAAGATATTTCTAAATATGTAGGACAACAGATAAAGAACTATAGGAAACTAAAGAAGATGACTCAAAAGGAATTAGGTTTACGAATTGGAAAAAAGCATAATACAATTTCATCTTATGAAAATGGAACAAATGAACCTGAACAAGATGCACTATTTGCAATATCAAATGCACTAGATGTATCAATCAATGACTTGTTTCCTTCGACAATGGAACCTTATATGCCCACTAAGAAAACAGCTCATATAATAAATGAATCCCAATATAATTATTTTCCAACATCAATTTCAGCCGGTCTCCCACTATGTGTTGATTCAATATCAGATAATGAACTTGAAAAAATATCAATACCAAATTCATTAATGGGTAAATGGGCTGGAAACAACGATGTATTCGTAACAAGAGTTAATGGTGATTCAATGAATAGAGTTATCCCACATTGCTCTATAATTGTGGTGAAAACTGTAGAGTTATCAGATCTCAAAAATGGAGATATAGTTGTTTTTAGTAACGGCGGAGACTACTCTGTTAAAAGATTTTTCCATGATAAAGAAAATGAGCGTGTAATATTTAGACCTGACTCATACGATAACAGATTCTTTGATTACACGGTTTCTTATGAAAATGCTAAGAACTTAAAGATACACGGAAAAGTAGTTCTTTACATCGTAGAGTTAGACTAGTTAAATCCTTAGCGCTAGGAATTTAATGGACAGCCCGTACAGCTGTCCTCTTTTTTAAAAGGAGAGATAAATAGTGACTGTTGGAATTTATATAAGAGTAAGCACTGAGGAACAAGCACGAGATGGCTTCTCTATTTCAGCTCAACGTGAGAAATTAAAAGCGTATTGCGTGGCACAAGACTGGGATAGTTTTAAATTTTATGTGGATGAAGGTGTATCAGCAAAAGATACGAATCGACCACAATTAAATATTTTATTAAATCATATTAAGCAAGGCTTAATTACTACTGTTCTCGTTTATCGTTTAGATCGTTTAACTCGTTCTGTTATGGATCTATACAAATTACTTGATACATTCGATCAATATAACTGCGCTTTTAAATCAGCCACAGAAGTTTATGACACTTCCACAGCGATGGGAAGGATGTTTATTACAATTGTTGCGGCTTTGGCACAATGGGAAAGAGAAAATTTAGGTGAACGTGTTCGAATGGGTCAATTAGAAAAGGCACGTCAAGGAGAATATTCAGCAAAGGCTCCATTTGGCTTTGATAAAAATGACCACAGCAGACTTGTTATAAATGAAAAAGAAAGTAAAGTTGTTTTAGACATGGTAAAGAAGGTTGAAGAAGGTTATTCTATCAGACAGCTTGCAGAGCGCTTAGATAGCCATGTAAAGCCCATTAGAGGATACAAATGGCATATACGTACCATATTAGATATTCTTTCTAATAACGCCTTGTACGGGGCTATAAGATGGTCTGATGAAATAATCGAAGGAACACATCAAGGAATCATTACTAAAGATAGATTTATGAAGTTGCAAAAAATTTTAGTGAGTAGACAAAACATTAAAAAGCGACAAACACAATCAGTTTTTATCTATCAAATGAAATTAATCTGTCCAAACTGTGGTAATCGTTTAGCTAGCGAACGTTCTATATATTACAGAAAAAAAGATCAAAAACATGTGGAGAATAACCAATATCGTTGTCAAGCATGTGCTTTAAATAAAAAAGCAGCATTTGCTACAAGTGAAAAGAAGGTTGAAAAAGCATTTTTAGATTACATTTATAAATATCGTTTCAAACAAATTCCACAATTAAAAAAAGAAGATGATGAATTCAACATTTTAAAGAAACAGTTAGCTAAAGTAGAACGACAAAGAGATAAATTCCAAAAAGCCTGGTCTAATGATCTAATGACAGATGAAGAGTTTACAAATCAAATGAAGGAAACAAAAGGTGTATTAGAAGCAATCAAAGAAAAACTAAATTCGTTGAATCTTAATAAAAACGAGGAGATAGATAATGACATTCTAAAAGAAACTATAAATAATATCAAAGATAACTGGTCAAACCTATCCCCTACTGAAAAAAGACAATTTATGAATATGTTTATCGAGAGTATCAAAATTGATAAAGAAGAAGGAGCTACAGAAGTTTTAGACATAGTATTTTTTTAG